CAATGAACTCAATGTTGAAGTCAAATGGAAATAAATCTGAACACGCTGCAGGTTTTGGAGTAGGTTCTGTAGGACAGCCGTCAAAGAATCCATATGAAATGGACTTTGGTGATGAAAAAGAAGATTTAACTTGGTTAATTAAATAAGAGGTAAAAAATGGCAGACGAAAACATATTAACGAGATTAGGAAAATTATTTCAAAATCAAATTGTAGTTAGAAAAACATCTTCAGGACAAGTAAAAGTGAAAGATGTAGAGTTTTCTCAAACTGCATTAACATCAAATTTTATTGATAGATATAATAGAATTAATTCAAGTGGTTATGGTGGTTCATCATACGCTGCTAAACAAAATGCAAATGCATATGATGTGGCTAGAAAAGAATTATTTAGGGACTACGAGTTAATGGATGCTGACCCAATTATATCTTCAGCATTAGACATTTATTGTGATGAGTCTACAGTTGATAATGTTGAAAATAGAATAATGAAAATAAAAACTGATAACCCAAAAGTCCATAAAATTTTACATAATTTATTTTATGATATAATGAATATTGAATTTAATCTATGGAGTTATATTAGAAATATGACTAAATATGGTGATTTTTATTTACACTTAGATATATTGGATAAACATGGAGTTGTGAATGTAAAACCTCTTTCAGTATACGAAGTGAATAGATTGGAAGGGCATGACCCATCAAATCCTAAATTGGTTCAATTTGAAATTCAACAATATTCAGAGACAAGAAGGAGTGCAAAACCAGACCAAATATATGAAAATTATGAGGTGGCTCACTTTAGAAATCTCGCAGATACAAATTATTTACCTTATGGTAAGTCAATGTTAGAGGGCGCAAGAAGAGTGTTTAAACAATTGACTCTTATGGAAGATGCTATGTTGATTCATAGAATGATGAGAGCACCAGAGAAAAGAATATTCAAAGTAGATATAGGAAACATTCCACCAAATGAAGTGGATAACTTTATGCAACAAATCATTGGTAAAATGAAAAAAACACCTGTAATGAATGCAAATGGTGAATATAATTTAAAATACAATATGGAATCCATTACAGAGGATTATTACTTACCTGTTCGTGGTGGAGATAGTGGGACGAACATAGACACATTACCAGGTTTGGGTAATGATGGTGCAATTGAGGATGTTGAGTATTTAAGAAACAAAATGATGGCGGCATTGAAAATACCAAAAGCATTTTTGGGATACGAAGAGGGTGTGGGTTCAAAGGCTACATTAGCAGCAGAAGATGTTAGATTCGCTAGAACAATTGAAAGATTACAAAAAATCATTGTGGCTGAATTGGAAAAGATTGCTATTGTTCATTTATACACACAAGGATTTGATGACGCAGAATTGATTAATTTTGAATTAGAATTAACAAACCCATCAATGATACATCAACAAGAAAAATTAGAATTATTAACACAACAAAAAGATATTGCTAATGACTTGATTGAAAATAAATTATTTTCAAGACAATGGATTTATGATAATATCTTTGACTTAAATAATCAAGAGAAGGTGGATATATTCAATGGTGTGATTGAAGATAGAAAACAAGCATTTAGAATGGAACAAATTGAAACTGAGGGAACAGATCCTGCTCAAGAAAATATAGAGCCTACAGATGATATGGAGGAACAAACTGGTGAACATGGTGGTGATAGAAGAAGTGGAACTGGTAAGAAAGAATTTGGGAATGAGTACTCAGCAAAAGACTTAAAAGACGCAACAAAGTTTGAAAAGGAACGATATGGGAAACGAGAATTTAAAGGTAAGTCACCACTAGCTAGTGGTAAAGGTGGAACAATTGTCACAAGAGAGGGATTATTAAATCAATTACGAAACAAGTTTGGTAAAGATTTAGATAAATCAATATTAAATGAGGAAATAATTTTAGATGGTGATGAATAAATATATTGAAAACATAAAAAAATTATATTTATATATGAATAATTACATATATAGTGCTTTAATTACGGAGATAACATATGCGCAAAGTTAAGCATAACAAAATCCGAAATACAGGTTTATTGTTTGAATTTTTACTCAGACAAATAACATCGGATGTGTTAAATAAACAAAATGGCAAAGCTGTAGAGATAGTTAAAAACAGATTTAACGAAAACACAGAACTAGGAAAAGAACTAGCTTTGTACAATATTTTAATTAATAAAAAGTTTATGTCTGATAAAAAAGCTGACTACTTTATTAATGAGGTTATACAAACAAGAAAGAGTTTAAATAATTCAACTTTACGTAGAGAAAGATATAACCTAATTAAAGAAATACAAAACAACTATAATTTACAAAAATTCATGTCTTCAAAAATTGTAAATTATAAAACTTACGCTTCCATTTATAAATTATTCGAATACAATAAGTCATTATCACCTGATGAAAAAACAGAGTCTTTTTTCAATATAGTAGAACATGTTACAACTGAAGATAAAAACATTAGATTATCGGAGACTGTAAAAACACTACCAGATGATGAGGACTTGAGAATTTTAACCTATAAAACTTTATTAGAAAAGTTCAATCAAAAATATACCAAATTAAGTGGAGGACAAAAAAACCTACTTAGAGAGTATATAAACAACGTATCAAACACTAATTCACTTAAAGAAACACTCAAGTCAATCGTATCAGAGTTAAAAAGAGATTTACAATTACATTCCAAAAATCTAAAAGATAAAGTTGTGAAAATTAAAATGACTGAGGCTTTGAAATCAATCGATAAGTTTTGTGGTTTAAACGATAAATCAGAGAATGTAAAGGATAAATATGTAGTTCAAACAATGAGATATATGGAACTATTAAAAGAGTTGAAGAAAAGTGGAAATAAAAAACAAAAAATTATTTAAAGAGTTAGTTAAAAAACTAACCATGGAACTCTTGGATGAAGAGGGTTTGGAAGAAATAACAACTTCTGCTGCTGTTCCAGGATACATGACACCCTTTGCTTTTTCTAGTAAAAAAGATAAAAAGAAAAAATTAAAAAGATTAAAAAAGAGCACAGGTTATGAACCCGTAACAGAAGCTCTTGATGATAAAGATTTGAAACAAATAAATAAATTAATTAGAGATGTCGTTGGCGATATATTGAGAGATATATGGTTAAAACGAAATGCTTGGAAATAGGAGATAATAAATGCCTTTATATGGTCCGGCCTCAGGCTCATTAGGAAATAATAAACATCAGTCACCCAATTTTACCGCTCAATATAGTTTTGCGGATTGTCCAACTGAAGAAGTAATATCTCAGAGGTGTACTCATGTAACAGTTAACAAAGTAGGAATATATGCATTTTTGTATGAAACAACTTCTTCGATTGGCACGGCTCCTGATTTTAAAATTGAAACTTATTTAACAGGTTCGGTTGTTCAACATGCTGAAGCTGGTGGGATTAAATTGGATATAAATCCAATAGCTTGGAGAAGAACAGATGCCGATGAAGCTGTTGGTGATGTAACATTTATATATGTAAGAAGAAGACACTAAGGAAAAATAAATGACCGACTTTTTAAGTAAATATACAGGAGCGCAGATAGATTTAATGGTATCATCTGGCTCTTCTGTTTCTGATAAATTAATTGATAACAGCTTAATAAGTGGTTCTTTAGCTTCTACTGGTTCATTTGGAAAACTTGAGGCTACAAGATTAAGTGGAGATGGTGGTCTTTTAACTAATATAGGTACTTCCGCATTAAACATTCCTGGAACCATTTCAAGTTCTCTACAAACATTTAGTGCAATTACTGCTAGTGCTCCTGGAACCATAACTGCAGCTGGAAACATAAGTTCAAGTGCTACAATAACCGCAGACAACTATGGTGGAAATGTATCTGGCTCACTAACTTCAACTGGCTCATTTGGAAAAGTTGAAGCAACAAAATTAAGTGGGGATGGTAGTGGTTTAACTGGTATTGTGGAATCTGGTTTAAATATACCAGGCATTTTATCAAGTTCACTACAAACATTTAGTGCAATAACATCAAGTGGCACTATAAGTGCATCAATTATTGAGGCGAGTGGTCATATAACTTCAAGTGGAAAATTAATAACATTCGATGATATTGAATTAAGAGATGGAAGTGGTACTGGTGATACATTAGTTAAAATACATGATTTTCAAGATGATGGTATCATAAGTGTCTTTCAAAACAATACTGAAGTGATTAAATTAAATGGTATAGATGGTGAAATAAAAGCAAGTGGAAACATAAGTGCAAGTGGAAATATAAGTGGAAGTAATATAATTGCGAGAAGAATTGAAGTTCAGGGTTTGTCAAACCAGAATGGTCACATAACCGCAAGTGGTGACATAAGTAGCTCATTAGCTGGAACTTTATCAATTGGTACTGGTTCGATTAAAAATGATTTAACCGCTGAAAGAGTTATAGACGCTAGTTTAGTAAGTGGCTCACTAACTTCAACTGGCTCTTTTGGTTCTATGATATTAACCAATTTACCAACAAATCAACCAACTGTAACGGGTTCATTATGGTTATCAGGTAGTGATTCACTTGGTAAGTCAAAATTTTTAGTAGTATTTAATGGGTAATAGGAGATAACAAATGTCAAAACAAGTAATAGTGGATTACATACCATTTGAGGTATCACCACAACAAATTAATGAATCTATTAGTGAAAATAATGGGAGATTGGTTGTTAAAGGTGTATTACAAAGAGCGGAAGCCAAAAACCAAAATGGTAGGGTATATCCAAAAGAAACTTTAATGAGAGAGGCCAAAAAATATCAAGAGGTTCAAATTAAAGAAAGAAGAGCATTAGGTGAACTCGACCATCCAGATTCTTCTGTTGTTAATTTAAATAATGTATCACATAATGTAATGGAAATGCACTTTGAAGGAAATGACTTAGTTGGAACGGTTGAAGTGCTTGGAACGCCCGCAGGAAACATCTTAAAAGAATTATTTAAATCAGGTATTAAACTTGGTATATCATCTCGTGGATTGGGTTCAGTAAAGGAAATGAATGAAGACGACACTGTAGAGGTTCAACCAGACTTTGAACTTATCGCTTTTGATTTTGTATCAAACCCATCTACACACGGAGCATTTCTATCACCGACAAATGAAGGTAAGTTAAATGAAAGTGTTGGAACAAGAGATGGTGTGTGTTGTCACGATTGTAAAGTTGAAAACATAATCAACGATATATTTAGAGGAGAATAAAATGGATTACAAATCTTTAATGGGATATGGTGATAAAAAGAAAGTTATTAAAAAAGAATCAAAACCAAAACAAAACAAAGTGTTGGAATCTATTAAAAAAGAATTTAATTTAGAAGAGGATTCTTTGGGTGACGCGTTTCATAGAAAAATTAAAGCGTATCAAAAAAGAATTGAAAAAGAAAAAGAAGCGTATAGAAAAGCTAGAGAAAGACAAAAGAAAAAAAATGAATTAAAAGAAGTAGGTGCAGCTCCCCAATATAAAAAATTTGTAAAATCAATTGATAAAGAAAGAGATAAAGTTGGAAAGGAAACTTTAAAATTTGTTGATTTGTTAAGAAAAAAAGGATTAACCGATGCAGCTGATGATTTATTAGATAGTTACAAAAA